CTCTGCGCATATCCTTTACCAACAAGACCAATCAGGACACGGCCACAGATGCCAACGGAAACATAATCAGCGACATGAACTTTACGCTATCCAGTATTCGAGTCGATGGCATTGATTTTGGTCATCTGCTATGGAATGGAGAATATATTTCTGCAGATCAAACAATTCCAGGATGCCTGTTTTTTGGTCCACAAGGCTATTATGAAATAACATTTGACTATCCAGTGTTGAAATGGCAACTACAACAGCGCAACGAACCAGACTGGGAGCAAGATTATCACTACTATGAAACTGCATGCAAGATATTAAACAAATTGCCTGGGCACTGAGTCTGGCCAGTGCCAGGAGTCAATTAAACGTCCCAGGAGAGTATGTCTGGGCATTTCCTGATTCAGACCGGTTTGATGCAGTCAAGGTTCGAGCTCACAGTATATTCAGCAGCGGTAACAGTATCAAAGATCCTGCGGTCATTGACTATGTGCAAGGATTGAATATCAACAGGCATTTGCTTGATCCTTGGATCAGCAAAACATTTGAAGACCGTTGGCCCGGTTGGATACAATCCAGTCCACATTATCAATTGAATCATTTGGATTTGTTCACCTGCACTTGCTACAGCCAAGGTTCTCAAGAAAGTTTTTTAAATTTTTATTTTGTCAACAGAGAAAAACGATTTAGAATATTTCGCGGCGAATACTGGTGGCACATGCAGATCTGGAAAAATCTAGGATTGCATTGGGCCTACGTTGAAGACGACGATATACGACCCGGAGATGTCTGTATAGTCAGTTTTCCATTTGCCATGGCCGGAGATCAACACCCTAGATACCATTGGTTGGTAGAACAGTGTGAACATCAGGGTGTGGAATTGCTCGTGGATTTTATCTATTTGCCCAACAGCATGGATCAGGCAGTCAGTGTTGACTTGTCGCCCGACTGTATTCGCACTGTGACTTTTAGTTTGAGCAAGACATTTCCTGTGCAGTGCGCCAAGATTGCTGTGCGCATGAGCAAAGACAAAATCATGGATCCCATGCAGGTCAGCAACGACGAAAATGTGGCCAATCGCCTGGCCTGCGGTCTTGGTGTTGATATCATGGATGAGTTTGCTCCGGACTACATGGTAAACAAATATCGGCATCAACAGCAACATTGGTGTCAGCAACTGGGGTTAACTGCCAGCAAGGTTGTACATTTTGCTTTTGGCAAGCCGTACACTGACAAAACACATTGGTTTAGTGAGTTCAATGAACAACACACACGCTACAATCTAGGAATTCTGTACGAAAACACAGAATTATTGAAAAAACTGGGTTTATATGAGTAAGTTGATAATTAAAAGTCCATGTCATGGCTTTACGAATCAAAAACTGTTGAAACTCTGCCCGAAGATTGTGTGGGGTTTGTCTACATGATTACCAACAACCTCACTGGCCGAAAGTACATTGGTAAAAAACTAGCCAAGTTTGCTAAAACAACCTATCGCATGGTCAAACTTAAAAATGGCAAAAAGAAACGCCAAAAGATCCGCGGCAAGGTTGAAAGTGACTGGCAAACATACTATGGCAGCAATGATCAGTTGAATCGCGATCTCTTGGACCTGGGTCCAGAAAACTTCACAAGAGAAATTTTATTTTACTGTAAGTCCAAAGCTGAGTGCAGTTACATTGAGGCCAGAGAACAGTTTTCTCGACGTGTGTTGGAAAGTGCCGATTGGTACAACGGACACATTCAGGTGCGTGTGCATGGGTCGCATGTAATCAACAGGATTCAACAATGACTGTGACACTTTATGTGGGCGATGTCTCAGAAGATCTGGCACTACAGGCCCGGGCACAAGATCCTGCGGCTTTTTTGGTTGATCACACAAACTATCAAAAATTCATCAGCGACCCAGTTGAATCCAACACGGTGGCCTTTACTTCCCTGGGAGATTTACCAAAAAATCTCAGAATCTTTTACGATGTGTGTAGGCGTGCAGATAAAATTGTATATGCGCCGCCCATGGCATGGTCTGACGAGAAAACATTTGATTTATTGAATCCTGGAAACAGTTTGCAAGGAGTCACGGAATACATGTTGCTGATGTTGAGCGATGACATAGAAATAGCCAACATTGAATCAGCTTACCTATCAAGAGATCCAAATCCTGTGATAGACTCCAGACACAGCACAGATCCTCAATTGTGGTTTGTGGGACCCAGCATTGTCGAAGGCACCGGAGTTGATCCTAAATCAAGATTTGGTAAACTGGTTGCTGATGCCCTGGAATTGCCTGCAAGTTTTATCACCCAAGACGGAGCATCTAATATCTGGGGTGCCGGACAGATTCTCAGATCGGATCTGCGTGCAGGCGACATTGTGATCTGGGGTCTGACTATAACCGAGCGTGCTCCGCTGATCATGCGCGGTCGTTTGTGGCATTTACAGAAACAAATCTACAATGACCATGCATTTTTAAACGATATGCTTCCATCTGATTTTTTAAGCAGCGAAACCAATTTTTTCAACAACGTTTACGCAGTAGAACAAGTCACAAATTTTTGCAACAAATGCGGAGCCAGGCTCATGATGTTTGGAGCCTTGTCCGTTCCCAATCCAAATTTTTTACGCTATCTCAGAACCAACACTAACTACTATCACTATCCATACAACCTGAATTTTTCAGAAGATAAAATCATACCCACCTATATAGATCTAGCAACAGACAACAAACACCCAGGCACAAAGCAACACAGGCATTTTGCAGATTTCATTTTAAAAACTATCAAAGACTCTGTTTGATCGAGGCAGCTCGATCCGCAAGGAGGAACGGTGAGATACCCGGTCCGGATAATCTTGCGTGTCAAAGGCAATTGCTAACTTAAGGCAACAAACGATTTGGGCTCTGTGAAAAAGATACAACCCATGCTTATAGGACTTGGTTCTTTCTTGGGTCACTAGGGTTCCGTTGATATGTGAAGCTTGAGTAGGGGGTACCGGTCAACCGCCTCCGTGTAGGAAACTACAATCTCATTAGAAACGAAGTGACTGCGCAACTCGGATAATGCGCCACACTGTTCACCGTGCATACGGTGAATTGTGACCACTTAATCTGGATAATACGGAACAACAAACATTGATGAACGAAGTGAATCAATAGATCTCGTTAGAGATCTCAGAACTGATCAGGCCAATCTCGGAACAAGGCATGTTGTATGTCACCTGCAACAAACTGATTAAAACTTTTGTGTTTGGTTTCTAGTTCACCTTCGAGTGGTGCGACACGACGAAATGCTGAATCCATCTGTGCCATGTCTGTAAACTCCATGATGATCATCCATTCAGGCATGTCTGCAATACTGCGGAATCCCATTTTGCATCTAGTGATTCGGTAGCTGTGCATCTTGCCTTCGCTAATGAGATGATCAAAAAAACTTTTCATTCCGTTGACCCAATCGATGTCCGTGATGTCGCCTTCTTTGTTGGCCCAGATGGTGTAGAGATCCATTATTTTATCCTTGCAAGTAAAGTACATACATAATTATATGAAAATACAATTCAATCATAATTTTGGCCACCAGGAACAAGGTGAATGTTTTCACTTTGGGTGTGAATTAGTTGATGTGCCGCTGCACGAACACAACGCGGCCTTGGACTTTGGATTCCTGCTCACGGCCAACAACGGAAAACCTCATTGGTATCAGAGCCGTAGTTGTCGTGTGCGCACAGCCGACACTGACTATGCGACCATTGAGTCGGCACAGTTAATTGAAGGCCGTATGCCATTTGCTGAAATGGATCATATCTACACAGCCTATTGTTATTATAAAAAATTCAAAAAATATTTTGAGGTAGGACATTTTTTACCCATGGACCGCATAATGGGCTATTATTCTGAAGCTGGAGACTTTGTGGCCTGGGCCAAACTCAGACACTACAGTGAGCAGGCCATTGAAACAGTGTTGTTTGCCTGGGACTATGCCACACCGGCACTGCGTCTAGGGCAACGCAGTCTAGAGCACGAGATAGCCTGGGCCAAACAACAGGGTTATGAATTTGTGTATCTTGGCCCTGGCTACGAACGCAGCAGTATGTACAAGGCTGACATAGTAGGATTTGAGTGGTGGACTGGATCCGAGTGGAGCCAGGATGTTGACCAATATCGTTGGTTGTGCCGACGCGACAGCAAAATCAAGAATGTCGCGGATCTTTACGATGTCTAAACAACGTTTCTAAATATTCATCTGGCCAGGCATGGTAAAAGCCTTTGCTTGCCATCAACTGGGCTTTTTGATCAAGGTCGCTCAAACTTTGGACCAAGACCAAGGCATACGTGCCTTGGTTCATGCTAACTCCGTTGACAATTTCTGCATCTGAGGGATGATCCTCTAGAGCGATCATGTCTTTGGGCAGGAGATAATTCAAGTTGGCATATTCAATCTCTTGATGGAACTGTTTGTACTGATGCTGTACTGGATCATAGACAAAAATTACCACACTCTTGGGCAAAGTACTGTAGCTGATAGATATCAAGTCTTCAAATGGGTTACGTCCAACTCTGACTTCAAAGTCACGATCCAGGCGTGCTTTTCTTGCGTATGGACACGGAGCCCAGCCACCAAGAGCAGGATGTGGCACTTCCACAAATGTGGCGATCCAACGTTCGATGTCAGAGGTAACAGTGTCAAGATCTAGCATCAGAAGAAAGGCAATCCAGATTTTTTAGTGGTGTCAAGATTTTCTTTGATCAATTTGCTGATCAATGTGCGTTCTACTATGCTGAGTTCAAGTGCCTGTGGATAACTTAACCCACCCCGCATGTACCAACTCATCTGCAATGCCTCTTGTCTAATGTCCACTGTTTCTTTTTCCATCTGCTCCAGCATTTTGATGATCTGGTCAGAGTCCGACACTAGGAGGCGGGTTCGAAAAAACTGGTCATGTCCAAGGTTATGGCCTGTTCGTATTTGTGATTGCAATTTGGACAGGCCAACGACAATGGCTGTAGTTCGGCTTGATTTTTAAGATCCACAATGTGATCTCTGATTTGATTGAACAACTTGCGATCACACTGTTTGAGAAACTCTTCAATGAATTCAGGCTCGCTGACCAAGGCCTGCGGAGTTTTGATAGCAGCTATGCTCTGTGACAATGCATTGACTGTTATTTCAGTGATTTTTTTCAAAGCCGCACCCAACGCACTCATCTTGGTCATGTCATCGGTTTCGGCATCCGGCAATTGTTGTAGCATTTTTTGATTTTCAAATTGCACACGATTGTTGTCGTTGAGATTCTGATAGGTCATAGGGCGGAAATATATTTCCATGTCGCCGTGGCGTATGCACTTGTTGTAATCCGGCGGAGATATTCGATCCAAAGCTCCACGCAGATCCAGGCCTTGTTCGCTTTCGTGCTGGCATTTTGGACAGGTAGTGCCAAACTCTAACTCATGACCATAGCTGGCTATGCGTATGCTGATCAGCAGACTGTCCACATCCATGGCCGGAATAGCCCAGGCATCTTTGATATTGGGCACACAGCTTTGTATCACGTTTACAGTGGCCTGTCCATTGAACAAGGCATCTGGGGTGCGATAAATGATTTCGTCTATGGCTGTCATAGGGTATACCGGCAGTTCATTATTTGGCGGCATGTCTATGGTGCCCGGTGGATAGAATTTACCGCCACTGGGTAGTCGGGCATAGATTGCCGGTTGTCTAAAATACTGTTGCAATGGGTTGATTTGGCTCATTTTTTACCTCGATAAATATAGTTATGGCCGCTTACAACGACGACGAAAAAAACGCACTGCTAGACGAATACTTTGAAAAACTCCGCACGGGCGCACCAATCACCGACGATTTTTCTAAAAGACTCAAAGACGCCAGCATTGGAGTCAAGGGCTACACTGATGCCATAGACAAGGTAAAAAAATCTTTTGTACAAGCTGGCATAGACTACGGCAAATCCATGTATGCTGGCAAGCAAGGCATGGATGCTTTCAATCAAAGTATCAGTGGAGTAAGCTCTGCAGTAGAACAACTGGCCAGTATTTTAAGAACAGCTGCCTTGTTGATTCCAGGTTTGCGCTTGTTGGCTCTGGGTGTAACAGCCATAGAAGGCACAGTCAAAGCATTCAAAGCCGCTGGTGAACAAAGTGACAAGCTGTTCAAAACCTTCCAGGATCTCAGCCGCAGTGGTGTGGCCACTGCACAGGGCATGAGCGAAGTATTCCCGGCCATGCAAAAATTTGGTTATGGTCTAGAAGAACTGGACAAGATGGTGGCATTGATAGCCGCCAACAGCAAGGACTTGGCACAGTTTAGCACCACAGCATCTGCGGGTATTAGACAATTAAGCGACACAGCCGCTGGCATACAGCGCAGTGGCCTGCAAGGCCAATTCATGCGCATGGGCATGAGTGTAGATGATATCAACAAAGGCATAGCTGGATATCTGCGTCTGCAAGGACAACTAGGGCAACTGCAAGGTCGCACACAAGAGCAGCTAACTGCAGGGTCGGCTCAATATCTAAGAGAAATGGAAGGTCTGACCCGACTCACAGGTCAACAACGCGAAGAAATGGAACGGCAACGTGACGAAGCCAACCAGATTGAAATTTTCTATGCCACGGTAAGAACCTCAGGCAAGGCCGGCGAGGAGATGTACAAGGTCTATAACATGTTAAGGGGCATTGATCCCAAACTGGCTCTAGGATTTGCCAACAGTGTCAGTGGATTGGTTGGCACCAGTGATGAAGCCAGCCAACTGTTTATGGCCACCAGTGGTGCCTTGCCTGGACTGATACAACAGTTGAATACTGGTCAAATTAATGCGGCACAATTTTCTACGGCCCTGGGGCAGGCCAGCAAGAGCACTGAAGGTGTACGGTTAGGACTAGGTAGACTGGGTGCAGGCCAAGATGTATACGGATCAAATTTGGGTTTAACCATACTGGCACAAAAGGATTTTACACAAGGCATGGCAGATGTCAATGCTACATTAGATGCAAATGCCCTGGGTACTGACAAGCTCACAGCCGAACAGGTTCAGATGCGTCAGCGTCAGATGCAGAGCAGAGATGCCATGCAGACCTTTATAAACATGGGTGTGCTTCCTGCGACACAAGCCCTTAATGCCATGGCTGGAGCTGCAAATACATTTGCCAAAATGATACCTGGAACACCCGGCGGTGGTGCAGGCATTGGCGGTGGCTCTAGCAGTGTGGGCGGACAGCTAAATCGATATGGATCAACCGGAGGAGCACCATCGGGCTCACAAAAAGAATTTTACAACAGCATGTATAATACCCTGCTGTCTGAAGCCAGAGCACAAGGCGTACCCAACCCCGAAGTCATAGCCAAACTAGGAGCTGCACAAGCCAGTCTTGAAACCGGATACGGCAAACGCCAGGTCGGCAACAACTATTTTGGTATCAAAGCACAAGGCGGCAGCGGAGTAGGAGCTCAAACTCAAGAGTTCATTGGTGGCAAGATGGTCACGGTCAACGATCGTTTCCGTGGCTATAGCAGTGCCCAAGAAAGTGCCGCGGATTATATCAAATTCCTTAGAGAAAATCCAAGATACGCTGGTGTGTTGGGTGCAGGAAATCTAAGCGAAGCCATAGCCGCACAAGGGCGCTCTGGTTATGCCACAGACCCACAATATGCATCTAAATTGGCCAATATCTCTGGCAGATTTGAAAACATGACGTCGGGCATGAATCCGTCGGCGGCCATATCACCTGATTCACAACCAGTCAGCGGAGCACCAGTGGCTGGCCAAACTGATCAGTCTAGCATCTGGCAACGCATAGCAGGTGCGTTAGAAAACATCGAAAACGCTTCGTATAAAAACCTCAACGTCAATGAAAAATTGCTACAGATGACCCAGTAGGGCCATAAATATAAGACCATGGCAGAAAATCAAAATACCCGCAAACCCGGGTGGAAAAAATATTTCAAGGTCGCCAACACCGGCGGCCAGCTGAGTCCAATCTCAGGACAAAATCAGTTTGGATTACCCAATTATCCCAGACAATCTGGCGGAGGTTATGACAA